CAGCACGGCGGGTTCCAGCGGAGATTCCAGCACGGCGGGTTCCAGCGGCAATTACAGCACGGCGGGTTCCAGCGGCAATTACAGCACGGCGGGTTCCAGCGGCTATTGCAGCACGGCGGGTTCCAGCGGCAATTCCAGCACGGCGGGTTCCAGCGGCTATTGCAGCACGGCGGCAGCTACTGGGGCTTATTGCAGAGCAAAAGCAGGCGGAAAAGACAATATCGCCGTCGCAAACGGCGCACACAGTAAGGCACGGGGCATTCTGGGCTGCTATCTGGTGCTGACTGAGTACGACGATGACGGCAATATGTTGTGGGCAAAGATGGCAAAAGTAGACGGCGCTCACATCAGGGAAAACGTCTGGTACACGCTCAAAAATGGCGAGTTCGCGGAGGCAGAGCCGTGAAAAAGCACTGCAAAACCAAATTGAAAGAAAGGAGGAGTGCGGCAGTGAAGAAGAGCATGGGAATTGCAGAGTGCTGCCAGATCATGCGTGATAACGACATTTCTGTGAGCGAGCCGATCTTTACCGGTATGATTCAGGCCGGCAGCTTCCCGGCATGGGCGGTGCCGTCTATTGACACCAAGAGCGCCGCCCCGCTGATCTCCCGCGCCGGTTTTATGGCGTGGGTGAAGGACTTTTACAAGCTCGAAAAGGTTTATACAAAGGAGGAACCGAGAGAATGAGAAAGAAACCGATGAATTTTCGACTCATCTTAGCGCTGGACGGGCTGGCTTTGCTGGCAATCATCGGCGCGGTGCAGGTGGTGCGCTGGGCCTGCTCTTTGATGGCCGTTGCACTGGCTTGCTGGGGCGGCTGGGACATCGCCGAGGCTGCGCATGCCGCGCCTTGGATTATTGCTGCATCCACCGCCGGGATGGCAATGTCGCTTTATGGGATGCATGAGGACAATAAACGGTATAAGCGCACCGGCTACGGCAAAATCGTCCGCAACCATGCCCGGAACTCGGAGTATCCACAGAATGAGGAGAGGGGCGCATGAAGCTGGAAGAGTTGATTCGGCAGCAGACCGAAGAGTACCTGAAAACAGCCACACGGCTTGCAACGGAGTCCGCGCTCACGGGAGACATCTGGCTGCGGGTCATCTGCCGGGAAAAATCAGAGGTCTATAGCGCGGCAGCAGATGGGCTGCTCACAGCCCTCCACGATGCGGAGGATGTCGCACATGGCTGATTGCATCCACTATATCACATGGTACACCGTGTACAGCGCCAAGACCGGTGAGGTAGTGGCAGCGGGAACCTCCTCCATGTGCGCTGCGAAGCTTGGATACAAGACTGCCAACAGCTTTGCGTCTTCCGTTGGACACCGACGCCATGAAAAAAAGCGTCCGTGCAAGTACATTTTTGAGCAGGAGCGCATTGATCGCGCGGAGGTTGACTGCCTCCCTCCGCTTCGCCGTTACTGCAAAAAGAAAGGCCGGTATGAAAAGGGAGCAGGAATATGAACGGTAGATATATGCGCGCCGCAGAGATTCACTGGCATAATCGTCAGCCGGAGCGGCTGCGGCACATCCATCGGGATGAAGCTCAAAAACAGCAGGCTTCATTCTGCTGCCATGCTTACCATAAAGGGGATCCTGGCAGATGCGATAAACTGGTTTTTGCCGGTTTTGACCCCGTGTTATCAAGTGTGCAGGCTCAGCATTGGGCGGACGAAAACTGGCCGCTTTATGACCATATCGACGTCTTGAATTCTTCGGGCTGCAAGATTTACGGGAGGTGATACACTTGAGTCAGACGTTAGCCCGCAGAGCCCGCATCAAAGACCTTTCCAACAAGGCCGAGGGCATTTTCCAGTACGTTGGGAACGACAATGTGCTGTTCCGGCTCATCAGCACCGGCAACAAGCTCACCAGCGACGTCAACTATGCTGTGGCTCTGTTCACCGGCTTTGCTCGGAGTCGTCAACTGAGCGATTTTGAGACACGCCGCACCATTGACTCAATTTATCGCCGGGTCGGTGAGCTCATGTGCCTTATCGACATCGTTCATGCCGCTGCTGGCGAAGAAATCATGCCTGAGCCGTATGAATCAATAGATTTTTGTTACATGACCGAGTATCGCGCCATGCTGCGGGAGGCCGTCATTCGTGGGATGCCGGACAACTACAGAGGCCCGGCGCAGAACCCCTACACTGTTAGCCTTGTGCAGCCGGGCGTTGGCCACGGTAATGGTTACACACTGGATGAGTACGATGACGATTTCTTTGCCCGATTTACTCGCAGAGAAGAGCCGCGTGACCGGAAGCTCGTCTTCCGCTGCACTAAATCCGAGCTTGACGCCATCAAGCGTTACGCCAATATCATCGATATTAAATTTACCGAGGAGGAAATTCATCATGCCTGAGAAAAACCAGACCCCTATCGAGATGCTCGACCAGAATGCAGCTGTTTTCCAGAGTGTCGAGGCGCCTGCGCCTGTTGCGCCCACTGCACCCGCTCAGCCGCCGCGTCAGAGCTACGCCGAGAAGGTTCAGGGTCTGACCATTGACGAGCGCAACTGGATGCTTGCAAAGTCCAAAGCCGCCGCGATGGCGCAGCTTCCCGAGGGTTTCTTGCCCCAGACCTACACCGGCAATCCCGGTGCGTGTGCCATCGCCTGCGAGATGGCCCTTCGCATGGGCGTTTCTCACCTCTTCGTCATGCAGAACCTTTACGTCGTCCATGGTATGCCCACATGGAGCGGCAAGAGTTGCAAGGCCCTCATCGACAACAGCGGCCAGTTTGCAGGACGCACCCGCTACCGCATGGAGGGCGAAGAAGGCGCCGACAACTGGGGTTGCCGCCTGATCGGCGTGGACAAGCTCACCGGTGAAAAGGTCGAAGGCCCGAAAGTCACGGTCAAGATGGCGAAAGACGCCGGGTGGTGGAACAAGAATGGCAGCTACTGGCCCAAGATGACCGAAATGATGCTCAAGTACCGCGCCGCCGCTTACTTTGCCCGCACCGAGTGTCCGGAGGTCCTGATGGGCGCCAACATCGACTACGAGGTAGGCGCTGGCGACGCCGAGGAAGAGGGTGCGGCCCATGCTTAATGTTGTTGCGCTGATGGGCCGTCTGGTCTATGACCCGGAGCTCAAGACCACCCAGAACGGCACCAACGTGTGCAGCTTCCGCATCGCGGTTGACCGCAGCTTCACCCGGCAGGGCGAAGAGCGCAAGGCCGATTTTATCGACGTTACCGCGTGGCGGCAGACCGCCGAGTTCGTCTCTAAGTATTTCCAGAAGGGCAGTCTGATCGCCATTGAAGGCAGTCTCCAGACCCGCCAGTATCAGGACAAGAACGGAAACAACCGCACGGCTACCGAGGTTCTTGCGTCGCAGGTGAGCTTTTGCGGCGGAAAGGCCGCAGAGAAGCCCGCTGTGCGCGATTTCGACCAGCAGACGGAAAATCATGTGCGCGAAGCGAACATCGCTCACAGCGCCCCGCAGAAGCCTCAGAGCGTACCGGAGTATTCGCAGGGCGGCGCAGACGACTTTTCGGTCATCGACGATTCGGAGGATTTGCCGTTCTAAACCGAGAGCTGCGCTATCTGGCTATACGGGCGCGCAAAGGAGGTGGTTGAGTGGCACAGGACGATAAAAAGTCATTTGTGGCGTATCTGAGCTGGTTCGACGCGCTGGAAGAATACTCCGACGCAGAGGTTGGGCAGTTGATGCGAGCTCTTGCACGGTATGTCAAAACCGGAGAAGAACCCGAATTTTCAGACCGTGGGATGCGTGGCAACTGGAAATTTATGTGCAGCGACGTAAAACGGGCGTCTGAAAAATGGGATGAAACACGCAAGAAACGCAGCAACGCCGGAAAGCGCGGCATGGCAAAGCGCTGGGGAAAGCCTGACGACATAACAAAAATAACAAACGATAACAATGTTAATGACGACATAACAAAAATAACTGTAGATGTAAATGGAGATGTAGATGTAAATGGAGATGTAGATGTAAATGGAGATGTAGATGTTGTAAAGCGCGATAACACCGCCGCCGTTGATATGGAGTTATCAAAAATCGTCCAGCATTACCAGCGGGCTATCGGCGACTTCCCGCGTTCGGCGCTGGAAAAACTGCAAAAATGGCGGCAGGAGTACAGCACGGAGATGATTTCGCTGGCGATCGACAAGGCCGCAGAGGCCGGGAAGCGCTCGTGGAACTACATCAACGGCATATTATCCGGCTGGCAGCGGGACGGGATACGCACCCCGGGGGACGTGGCAGCGAATGAGCAGCGCCGACGAGAGCAGCCTCGCGGGAAACAAGCCACAGAATGCACCGCAGAAGCATACGCAAATATTTTCAAGGGGGTGAAACCGTGACAGTGGAGATGATGACAAAGCTCCTTGCGGACGCTGAGGCCTATTTTGGACGGCCTCAGACCGCAGAGAACCGCGCAAGCATCGCGGAGATCTGGGCGAACTCATCGCTCAAGGATGTGCCGGATGATATGGCCTATAAGACATTCCACGAGGTGATTTCGGAGTGCAGCTGGCAGAGCCAGCTTCTCCCGGCGTGGAAAAAGGCCATCGAAAAGGCCCGGGGCGAGCAGATTCTGGTAAAGCGCTGCCTTGCTGCCCGCACCCGGATGCTTAAGTCCAGAGCAGAAAGAAAGCTTCTTGGGCAGGAAAACCAGAACGGAGGACGAAATGCCTAGATACAAAGTTATCGTAGAGTGCAGCGGCCCGCACGGGAACGCGGCGCTTACATACCGCATCAATACCGCGAGCCAGTTTGCGGCAGAGTTCCGGGCCTGCCAACTGGCAGGCGACCATTACCCCGAGTATCGGGACATCAAGCCAGTGAGAACAGAGGTGTTGAAATGACAATGACGCCGTGTAAAGACTGCCCCACTCGTCACCCGGTATGCCACGACAGCTGCCCCAAGTACGCCGAGTTTAAGCTCCAACGCGGCGCAGAAGCAGCTTATACCCGAGAGATGCTGGACACAGGCAAGGTCTACCACTACGACCACGAGGACCGCCACCGGGAGCGTGGCCGCAAGAAGTACATGGGAGCGAACGGAGGAGCGGACAGATGAAAGTACTTATCTCCTGTGAGGAATCGCAGGAAGTATGCAAGGCATTTCTGGCAAAAGGCCACGAAGCCTACTCCTGCGACATTCAGGAGCCGTCCGGTGGACACCCCGAGTGGCATATTCTTGGAGATGCGCTCAAGGCTCTGGAGGGGGGGCAAGTCGTGACAATGGACGGCGTAACGCATGACATTGGCAAGTGGGACTTGCTCATTGCACACCCGCCCTGCACGTATCTGAGCAATGCAGCAACGCGCTCATTCAGCTTGCGGGTCACACCGGCCGAAAAGGTTGTTGCCCGGTGGGCAGAGCGTGTAAAAGCTGCAATTTTCTTTATGCAGTTTATGCTGGCAGACGTCCCCAAAATTGCAGTTGAGAACCCTGTGGGCATCATGAACACAGCGTACAGAAAAGCCGACCAGATCATTCATCCGTACTACTTTGCCGAAAGCGAAGAGGACGCGGAAAACTATCACACAAAGCGCACTTGCCTTTGGCTGAAAAACCTGCCGCCTCTGGAACGGAAAAACAACTTCCCACCGCCAGAGCCCGTGTACGTCTCAAATGGGGAAAGGCACAAGAAAATCAGCTGGTGCGAAGGCATACGCGGGACGCAAAACGGCCAAGAGGGCCGGGCAAAAGCCAGAAGCAAAACAGCGCCGGGCGTTGCAAAAGCAATGGCTGAACAGTGGGGGTAAGCAGATGGGCGAAAAACGCATACATTTAACCCTCTACGGCGACCCGCGCACCAAGAAAAACTCTGCACGCATCCTCAAAAGCCGCTCAGGCGGGCGCTTTGTGGCCCCTAGCAAGGCCTACGTGGATTATGAGACGGACTGCCTGCGGCAAATCAAAAGGCCGCGCAGCCTTGTTTCTGCCCACGTGAACGTGAAGTGCGTTTACTACATGAAGACCGCCCGCCGGGTCGATCTGGCAAACCTCATCGAGGCGACAACGGACATTCTGGTAAAAGCCCACGTGCTGGAGGACGACAACAGCAAGATCGTCGCCGCCCACGATGGCAGCCGGGTGGAGCTTGATCGGAAGAACCCGAGGGTGGAAATTGAGATTGAAGAAATGGAGGACGAAAAATGAACCAAATTTTTCTTGTCATCGGCGCAACGCTTTGCTACGTCGGCGGATTCGGCATAATGATTTGTCTTTTGGGCGTCCTAACCGAACTGTGTATCGAAATCTGGGACAGTAATTTTAGACAGATTTGTGTTCGATTCCAAATCGCGCCGGGCGATGTTTCATACTTTGCCCAGAATAAAAAAGAAATTGAAGCGGCACTTGAGAAGCAACGCATTCGGTGGCCGAACACGGACGATGCATCTTTCGGGTGGTGGAACTGCCCAGAATGCAACGCGCCGAACCGATACGCCAGCGAAAGCAAACCGGTTGCATATTGCCGCTGCTACGGACAAGCTGTCGATATGGATTACTACAGGAGGCATGCCAATGATTCGCACACCTGACACCAACACGCCAAAGCCTGACAGCGGCGTGGACTACCGCACCGTCAAGGCGTGGTTTCAGCAGTGCCGCGACCTTGCGGCAGCTATCGAAGTCCAGAAGCAAAAAATACAGCGCATCCGGGACGTGGCAGAAAAATGCACCCAGAGCCTGAGCGGGATGCCTGCGGGTGGTGGCAATGGGGACAAGGTGGGCTTTGCTGTAGAGCAGCTGGACACCGAGCGCCGACAGCTTCAGAGGATGGAGACGGACCTGTGTAATCTGCGTGTCGAGGCCACACGGCGGGCATACTGCCTGATAGCCGAGCCGGAATGCGCCGAAGCGATTTGCGAGCACTATATCATGGGCAAGTCTCACAAGGAAATCGCAAAAGAAGTCAGCGTATGTGGGGCAGAGGTGGTCTACCGGCGAATCAAACGCGGATGCATGGCTCTGGCTGAAATATGGGAAGAGTTTTCTGACGTGCAAAGTGTACAACATGCACAAGAAAACACAGCGTGATTTTGGCAGGGGTCGGCCCTTTTCAAGTCTGTAAGCTTAGATGTAAAATTCTAATAAGCGGTTCAGCGCTAAGCGGTGGCCGCTTGCCACGCAGCTTCCAGAACGGTCCCTTCCTTGTGACAGGTTTTCATGCTTTCCTGTTCTCCTTCACCGTTTTGCGGGCTGCTTCTATGCGAGATTTTGGCACGGCTCCATTCAGGGCGGCGGTTCTGAGTGTCTGGGGAAGGGCGCGCACCTCCCTCTCCGCGTGGTTCGAATCCACGGTTTCGCACCATATGGCGCATGGACTCATCCCCCACAAAGCTGCACGCTTAACCTCCCGTGCCACGAGAGAAAGCTTTGAATCCCTGAGGGTGTGGGTAGGCTTCCCGACGGGATGTGCGTCAAACAACAGCCCCGGCGGAGAACAGGGGCTGTTTTATATGGCCGCCTGAGCGCAGTTTGGAGCGCGTGTTAGCTGAGATATTGCTGGCTGGTTCGAGTTCAAGGGCGGTGTTTTATACTCCGGTAGCTCAAGTGGTAGAGCAGCGGTCTCCAAAACCGCATGTTGCAGGTTCGAGTCCTGCCGGGAGTGCTTGCATGATCTGACGAGAGCGGGGAGTGCAATAGCGGGGCATCCAGCCGCGAAAGTTCTGGGTGCAGCGGCATCCACCGTTTACGCCTGTCCGTCAAACTGAATGCACGGGTGCTGCTTATATGCCGTCATAGCTCAACTGGCAGAGCGCCGCCCATTTAAGGCGGGACAACATTGGTGATACCACGGAAACATCACTGCACAGCCAACCACTGCGCACATCCATTCCGTGGGTGCTGGTTCGAATCCAGCTGGCGGCACATTCGATATTTTGACCGTTCGGATTTTCCGGGCGGTTTTTCTTTTGCATGAGCTTAGAGAGGTGGTGGCTGTGGGGGCAAAACTGACAGACCGACAGAAAAAGAAAATCATTGCAGACTATGTGCAACTCCACAATTACCGCAAAACTGCCAAGCTGAACAACGTCGCCGAAAGCACTGTGCGCAAGGTTGTGAGCGAAAATCCGGTATGTGCAGATTTGTGCGCCAAGAAAAAAGAGCAGAACACGCAGGACATGCTTTCCTACTTAGGCGGCAAGCGCGAGGAAGCACAGGATCTTCTCGGGCTGTACCTGAAAGCGATGGCAGACCCAGACAAAATTGCAGAAGCGACGCTGCCGCAGCTGTCCACGGCGTTTGGCACCATCGTGGACAAGTTTGCTATGCTGGGAGACCAAAGCGGCATAGAAGTCCCGGACGATGGCCTGCTTGAGGCTCTGAGCGCCGCCGCAGACATCAGCCCGCCGGATGACGTGGAGATGCTACCAGAGGAAGAGAACGACCATGCGGAAAAGTAACGGTTTTCGATGGAAAGCCCTCAGCCAGCGGCAAAAGCAGGTCTTGAGCTGGTGGACACCTCAGAGTGCATACAGCGGCTACAACGGCATCATTGCAGATGGCGCTATCCGCTCGGGCAAGACCTTTGCCATGAGCTTCTCTTTCGTCCAGTGGGCTATGACCTGCTACAGCGGCCAGCAGTTTGCCATGTGTGGCAAGACCATCGCCAGCTTCCGGCGCAACGTGCTGGGAACGCTCAAGCAGCAGCTTGCAGCCCGTGGCTACAACGTCAAGGAGCACCGGGCCGAAAACTGCATGACCGTCAGCAAGGGCGGCAGAACCAACGAGTTTTACTTCTTCGGCGGCAAGGACGAGAGCAGTCAGGACTTGATTCAGGGCATCACCCTTGCGGGCGCGTTCTTCGACGAGGTGGCCCTGATGCCGCAAAGCTTCGTCAATCAGGCCACAGCCCGTTGCTCTGTTACCGGGTCAAAGTTCTGGTTCAACTGCAACCCGGGCAGCCCGCAGCATTGGTTTTATCTCGAGTGGGTGCGGAAATGCCGTTCCCGCAGGATGATGTATCTCCATTTCACGATGGACGACAACCTGTCGCTTTCTGAGGACATCAAGGCCAGATACCGCAGCCAGTACAGCGGCGTTTTCTACCAGCGCTACATTCTGGGCCTGTGGACGGTGGCCGAGGGCCTTGTATATGACATGTTCGACCGCAAGAAGCACGTCGTTGATGTGCTGCCGGAGCTGTCTCCAAAGAGCGCCTATGTGGCGTGCGACTTTGGCACCCAGAACGCAACGGTTTTTTTGCTGTTCCAGAAGCAGGCGGATGCAGACTGCTGGATCGGTACCCGGGAGTACTACTACAGCGGCCGCGAACAGAAGCGGCAAAAGACCGTGGGCGAGTACGTCACAGACCTCAAGGCGTGGCTGAATGGTCTCAAACCGGAGAGGATCATTGTGGACCCATCTGCCCTGCCCCTGATTACAGAGTTGCGCAAGAACGGCTTTACCCAGACACCCGCAAACAACGACGTCCTGAGCGGCATTCTGGACGTGCAGACCATGCTGCAGACCGGACGGCTGAAGATTTACAAAGACTGCAAGCACACGCTGGAAGAGTTTGGCGTGTACGCTTGGGATCCAGATAAAGACGACACCGTGCTGAAGGTCAACGACCACTGCATGGACGCTATCCGCTATTTCGTGCGCACAAAGCGCCTTGTGAAACTGAGGGATTGATTTTGAGCACTACATACACATTCCAGACCTTCCAGCAGGCGCAAGCCGCCGGGGAACAGCCTGATTTCATCCGGCGATTCGTGCAGCAGCACTGCACTTCCGGGCCTTACAAGATGGCGTTGGACGCCGACCTGTACGATGCCCAGAAAAACCCGGGGGCTGAGCGCTTCGCGCAGGCTTACGCTTTGATGCTGAAACGCCTGTCCAAAAACACCAAGCAGGACACCCCACACCCCGATATGGTCAAGAGCAATCTGTTCCGGCGACTCAACAAGCAGCGGGCGACCTACTCCCTCGGCAACGGCGTGGTCTTTGCGGACGATGGCGTGGACAAGGACAGGTTGGGGCAGAACTTTGACGAGCAGATCCAGAAGGCCGGATATTTCGCCCTGATCCACGGTGAGAGCTTCGGATTCTGGAACAACGACCATCTGGTGGTTTTCAAGCTGACCGAGTTTGCGCCCCTGTACGATGAAAAGACAGGCCTTTTGCAGGCGGGTGTGCGCTTCTGGCGGCTGAATCCTGACACGGATATGCACTATATCCTGTACGAGCTGGACGGCTTCACTGAGTACACGGAAAGCAAAATCGGCAGCACGATGCAGGAGACCGTGCCGAAGCAGGCATACAAGAGCGTGACCGTCACCACACCCGGCGGCGGGCTGGAAAGCGTGGAGGGAGAAAACTACAGCGCTCTTCCCATTGCGCCGCTGTGGGGCTCAGACCTGCACCAGAGCACCCTTGTGGGTCTTAAAGCCTACATTGACAACACCGATCTGGTGATGTCCGGCTTCTGCAATGACTTGCAGGACTTTTCGCAGATCTACTGGCTGTGCGAGAACTTCAACGGCATGACCGATGACGAGTTGCAGGAGTTCCTTGTCAAGCTGAATCTGTACCACATTGCAGGCGCAGACACCAGCGAAGGCGGCAAGATCACCCCCTACACCACCGAGATTCCTGTGACGGCCCGGCAGGCTCTGTTGGAGCTGCTCCACACCCGGGTGTATGAGGACTTCGGAGGTCTGGACGTGCATTGTGTCAGCGCGGACAGCACCAACGACCATCTGGATGCGGCCTATGAACCGCTGAACCAGAACGCGGACGACTTCGAGGCGCAGGTCAAGCCGTTCATCCGGCAGATCTGCGCACTGGCTGGCTTTGACAACGCAATGCCGACATTCAACCGCAGCAAGATCACCAACACCGCCGAACAGGTCAGCATGGTGATTTCCGAGGCCACCATCATCGGGCAGGACATGGCCATTGACCTGCTGCCCAACCTGACCCCGGAACAAAAGGAGCGGGCTAAGGCCGCGCTGATGGCTGAGAGCGCAACACGGGAGACCGTGGACGACGAGGAGGATGAAGACGATGGCTGAAAACATCATCGGCAAGTTTGTTATTGAGCTGGACGAAAACGACAGGAAGCTTTTGGAGCGGTTTGCAAATGCAGTCGAATTGATGCAGCCGACCACGATTGATTGGGACGAGCCAAAAGTCCGCGCAGTAGGCGTTGACGAACTCGGAAACATCAAATGTGGACCCGCCGGGGAAAACAATGAACGACCGTGACCGCATCTCTACCCGCCAGCTGAACCGCCTGCGCCGCCGTATCCTCCGGGTGTACGGCACTGCCCGCCAGGAGATGCAGGAGCAGCTGACCGAGTTTTTAGCCAAGTACAAAGCGCTGGACGAGCGCAAGCGGGCGCAGCTGGACGCAGGCGAGATCACCGAGGAAGACTACCGCATCTGGCTACAAAATCAGGTGTTTCAATCCGATTTGATGCACGCCAAGCTGGACGGCATCACCAAGACCTGCACCACAGCCCAAGAGACGGCCTACAAGCTTGCCCGGGACGAGCAATACAATATTTTTTCCTTTGGCGCAAACTGGACGTTCTACGAGCTGGAACAGGCCGCAGGCGTGACGTTCGGGCTGACCCTGTACAACACCGAAGCAGTCAAGCTCCTGCTGAAGGAGAACCCCCGCATGGTGCCCAACAAGCGCATCAAGAGCGAGAGCAACCGAACCTATGACGCCCGGGTGTTCAACCGCTACGTCATGCAGGGCATCGTGCAGGGCAAGAGCGTCCACGACATCGCCGTGCAGGCCGTCAACGGTATGGCTGATACAGAGATCCACTGGGCTATGAACAACGCCATCACGGCCCTTACCAGTGCCCAGAACGCCGGAGCTTTGCAGCAGATGAGAAACGCTCAGGCTTTGGGCATCGAGGTCAAAAAGCGCTGGAACTCCACCCACGACTACCGCACCCGTGAGATGCACCGTCTGCTTGACCAGCAGACGGCAGAGCTTGACGAGCCGTTCAAGGTCATGGGTTACGAGATTCAGCGCCCCGGCGACCCCAACGCAGCGCCGGAGATGGTCTACCACTGCCGCTGTGTGCTGTCCTCTGCGCTGGGCAAGTATCCCCGGCAGAACGCCATGCAGCGGGACAATGTGACCAAAGAAGTCACCCCCGTCATGGATTACACCGAGTGGTATAAATCCAAGGGCGGCACAGAAGCCGAGCAAATGTGGTGGGCGGAAGAGAGAAAACGGAGAAAGGAGAGCGCAAAGCATGAAAAATAAGAAGTTTGGGATTGTCGTAATCAACGATGACTTTTTCTTGAACTTTTGCCGTGATTTTAATCCCCCGTGTGGTTACATTAAGCCAAAACACGCGCGGCCTTCCTACGGAAATGGCGCAAAGCCGCATGGAGCACACAAACGCCTTTTTAGGACAATGGAAGGATTCAGAAAATGAATGTCTTAATGTCAAATGCCGATTATGCGCCGTGGCTTATGGATGCGCTCAAGCTGATTGAAGAAGAGAAGGTCAAAAAACTTGCAGTAGTAGGCATTACCGCCAAAGGTGAGGTCATGACCGGTTATTATCACATGGAAATGTCCGATAAAGCTCTTGTTTCTGCTCATATGCAGGCTGACGCTGTACTGGATTCGGTTTGTTCCAACGGAGAACTGATCCAAAGACGTTGGGCAGAGCAGGAGGAAGAAGGGGAAGAACCGTGATTCTGCCGATGGAAAACACCGAGAAAATGATTTTTCGGGGCGTGGGCAAGTATGGCATCCCTGAAATCAAGCCGGAAACGGACATCCGCATTGACAAGCTGGAATGGATCCCGGTCAATTATGCGCTGACAGCCAAAGACAAGGCCACAAAAGGCGTGCATTTTTACAAGGACGATTACCAGTTTGAACGGTTCTGGAACAACCCAGACAAGTACATTTCCCTTTTGCAGCAGTTCGGTGCAGTGTGTTCGCCGGATTTTTCGCTTTACAGCGATATGCCGATTGCGGTACAGCTTTTCATGCACTACAAAAAGCACTGGCTGGCGGCATACTGGCAGGCGCACGGCATCCACGTCATTCCAACGCTCTGCTGGTGCGGCGAGCAAAGTTATGACTGGTGCTTTGACGGAGAACCCAGAAACGCCATTGTGAGCATTTCGAGCCACGGCACACAATCTGACCCATACGAAGCGGAGATAGCTGGTTTAAACGATGAACTTTAACTATGACATCAAATTCACCGACAACACCCCGCAGCTGCATGAGGCTCTGGACTCATGGGCGGAGCGGGTGCTGACCATCTGGGGCATGAAAGTGCAGGACTACGCACAGCTGCTTGTGCCCACAGGCACGGCAGACAGCACGGGCATCGAGGGATATGTGGGCGGCGCGCTCAAGCAGAGCCTGACCTACGCCGTAGACCTTGCAAAAAAGGCCGTGACCATCGGGTCAAATCTCTTTTACAGCGTCTACGTTGAGCTTGGCACGGGTATCTTTGCCGAGAAGGGCAACGGGCGCAAAACGCCGTGGGTCTGGAAGGACTTCAACGGCAAGTGGCACTTTACCCGGGGCATGGCCCCACGCCCGTTCCTCCGCCCGGCGGTGGAGGAACACATTGACGAGCTGCGAGAGATCGCGGTGGAAGAAGGAAACAAGGAGGTATAATTCATGAATTTGGAGAAAATGTTCAAAACACCAAAAGAAAAGTTCCTGCCCGATGATGTGAAAAATGCACAGTGCGAGGCAGAAGACCTTTTCCTTGAGCTTGCAACGCAGCTTGACGCACTTCCTGAAAGTCGAGAAAAAAGTCTATGCATGACAAAATTACAGGAAGCGAAGTTTTGGGCGGTCGAATGTATCACCAAAGTTGCACGCAAAAGCTAAATACTCAGCGGTTGGCGCACAGCGTCAGCCGCTTTTTTATGCCGCTTTAGCTCAGTCTGGCAGAGCACCGGACTTTTAATCCGGGGGCCGTGGGTTCAAGCCCCACAGGCGGCACCACGCCGGCAGCACGTCCGGCAAATAAACCTTATTGCCAAGCATGGCAGCCCGAGCAAGGGCGGAAAGGACTATCACATGGCACTCAAAAGAGCTGACATCCGCACGATTCTGGAGAACTCCGAAACCTCCAACGATGACAAGGCCAAGGCCATTCTGGACGCCCTGCACAAGGAGACGGACGAACTCAAAGACCAGCTGGATGCAGAAAAAACAGCCCGCACACAGGCCGAGAAAGACCGGGACGCAGCCAACGGCGGCAAGCAGGCCGCTGAAAAGGCGCTGACCGACTACAAGGCCCAGCAGACAGCAGCAGCCCGCAAGGCGGCCAAGACCGCTGCATTTAAGCAGCTGCTCAAGCAGGCGGGCGTGCTGGAAAAGTACATCGACGACATTGCCGACGACTCCAAGAAGGGCGACGAATTTGCCGCCGGTCTGGAACTGGACGCCGACGGCAAGGTGAAAGACGCCGAAAAGCAGCTTTCCAACATCAAAACCACATGGGGCGGCAAAATTGCCACCACCAAAACCACCGGCGCAAAGGTGGACGCCCCGCCCACCAGTTACGCCGGAACTTCTCCCGAGGATTTCAAAAAGATGAGTCTTGATGACCGCATCAAGCTCAAGAACAGCAACCCTGAACTGTACCAGCAGCTCCGGGCAAAGTAAGAAAGTGAGGCTATTATATGGCACAGACTGGCACTTTTGGCGGCTTCGACTTTGACGTTGAGGTGTTCGGAGACTACATGGCCGAGCAGAACACCATCGACACCAGCATCGAGGCCTCTGGCATTATCAAGGACGACCCCTCTATCATGGGCCTGATCGGCGAAAAAGGCAATGTTGCAACCATCCCGTTCTATACCGAGCTGGACGCCACGGCGGATAAGCCCCTGAACAATGACGGCAAGACTGACAACACCCCCACTGAGATCGCTGGCAACAAGCAGACCACCATGCTTATCCAGCGCATGAAGGCATGGAAAGCTCAGGACTTCACCAAAGAGCTGACTGGCGCAGCCCCGATGCAGCGCATCGCAAATCAGGTCACGCACTACTATCAGCAGGTCTGGCAGAATGTGCTTATGACCATCACGGACGCTGTGCTGTCTACCACCGATCTCAAGAAGCACATCTACGACATCACCAAGGTGGGCGATGGCAAAGTTACGACGGAGTCTCTGACCTACGCACAGGAGGCCGCTTTCGGCGACCACGCAATGAGCGGCGGCTTGCTCATTATGCATTCCACTGTCTTTGCAAAGTATCAGGCGGCAAACCTTGTTGAGTTCGAAAAGTACACCACGCCGGGCGCTTTGTCTCAGGCGTCTCCCCTGAGACGCATCGGCGGGATGATCGTGATCGTAAACAACGCTTTCACCTCCGCATCCATCACCGATGCTTCCATCAACGGCGGCAAGGCCACGACTGCATACAAGACTTATGTTCTGGGCGAAGGCTCTTTTGTTGGCTGCCGTAAGACCAACTACGAGAAGCCCTACTACACCGACTACGACCCCGAGAGCAAGGCCGGTGTCCAGAAGCTGTACACCAAAGAAGGCCGCGTTATTCACCCCAACGGCATGAGCTTCAAGGTAGACAATGCTGCCGAAGCGTCCCCCAACGACACCGAGCTGGGTGCAAAGGCCAACTGGGAACGCCGCATGAAGCTGGAGAACATCCGCATCGGCCAGATGCTTTCTCTGGGCTAAAAATTCGGAGGTGACTTTGCATGACCGTCCCTGAGCTGTGCGTTTACACGCACAATTTTTTTGACCGGGCGGACGACCCCGTTGCCGGGGAGTTTGCCTTTGAGCCGGACACCGTGCCCGCCGGGGTAGTGCCGGGGCAGTATTTCTTTGTGTGCGGATCCATCTTCAATGACGGCGTGCACAAAGCCGGGGACGGTGATTTGGTGGCCGAGGCCTTTAACGGCACGGTGCAGCCTATGCGCGTGCCGCCTGATTTTGTGGCGCTGGCTGAAAAAATCGACGCATACGACAAGGCGCTCCCGTCCGGCGGCGTGTATGTGTCCCAGTCCTTCGGCGGCTGGTCTGGCACGATGGCTGCAGGCGCGGACGGCCTGCCCGCAGATGGAAAGACCCGCTATAAATCCGAGATCAATCAGTGGAGGAAGATGTGACATGGTCAATTCGTTCACTGCATCCACCGTGATGCAGAGCTTCACCAAAAAATACCGTTTCCAGACCCGCAGTTATGAGCCGGACGGCGTTGGCGGCTTTGTCTCCGGCTGGACGGACGGCCCGGAATTTGAGGCCGTAGAGCGTCACGACACCACCGTGGAGGCTCAGGTCGCAGAGCAGGCGGCTACAGCGTCCACCTATACGCTGCTGGTCAACACCGGTGTGCCGCTGGCTTTCCCAGACTACATCAAGCGGGTGAGCGACGGGCAGACCTTTCAGGTGACGAGCGCAGCCGATGAGGGCAGCGCTCCGGAAGAATCCGGTATGGGCCTGCGGGCCGTGAAGTGCAAAAAGGCGGTGCTGCCGTAATGGGACCGTCTGAGAGCATCAACCGGGCGCTGAACGCCTTTTTTAATAGCTTTGGCGTCCCCGGCTATCTGGAAGATAATATCCCTCCCGGCGCAGAACTGCCGTATCTGACCTATCAGCCGACAATTCCCGGCGGGTGGAACGAAACGGCATCCTTCCACGCCCGGCTGTGGTACCCCAGCAAGGGCGGCAGAACCCCCATTCTGCAAACAGAAGATACGATCAGCGCGGCCCTCGAGGACAGCACAACGCTTTCCTGCGAGGGCGGCGCTATTCTTTTGCAAAAAGGCACCCCATGGGCACAGCCCCTCGACAACCCGCCTGAAGGGTATCTGTGCGAATATCTCAATTTTGAAATCACGCAATTTTGCGAGTAAGGAGCAATATGGCAAGAAAATTTTCCAAAATTTCGCAGAAAGCGTTCGAATCCATGCAGTTCAACGCAGGCATCGTGGTCAACAAGTTTGATGTAACCGGCGAGACCGAAGTTCAGGACGCAGACATTATCACTGCCACGACCGGCGGCATCACCGCGACCTGCAAGGCGAACTTCACCGACCTTGGCGAAGACGTGGACAACGCCCAGAAGAACACCGCAGAGCTGATGCAGATCGAGAGCTACGACTGCACGCTGGCTTTTACGGCCCTGAATGCCACAACGGACGTTATCAAGCTGGCGATGGGCGCTGCGGATGTGAGTGACAAGAAGGTCACGCCCCGCATGACGCTGAATCCCACCGCCAGCACCGGCGACTTCAAGGACATCTGGTGGGTTGGAGACACGCTGGATGGCGGTATGGTTGCAGTCCGGCTGATGAATGCACTGTCCACCGGCGGTTTGACCCTGAAGACGACCGACAAGGGCAAGGGCAACATTGCAGTCACCCTGACCGGTTGCCCCCGTCTGGGCAGTGACGTGGTGCCTATGGAGTGGTACTACAGCCCCAAGGCCGCAGCATAAGGAGGTTACAACATGAAAACTCTGAACCAGATGGACGAGACCGAGTTCCTGCGGCGCTGCTGGCTCATCGCTGACGCGGTGTCGGACCTGCTGACCAAGACCAAAGTCATGGATCTGCGCAAGGTCATGCCGGTTTTCAACGGCAGTGAGACCGAGGAAGAAAAGAAGCAGAAGAGGGAAGAGCAGAGCCGAAAAAACCTCAAGGCAATGGCGAAAAGCCTGCTCTTTGAGAACGCTGAGGCTACCGCCAAGCTGCTTCCGCTGCTCTATGAGCCGGACGTGGACAAGGACGGCAAGCCAGAGACTATGACGCCGTTCAAGACCCTGCGAGTTATCACTGCCACCATCGAGGACAAGGACGTGCTGGATTTTTTGTTATCGTTGGCGAAGCTGGGCCAGACGAGTATCGACGCCTGACTTCGTCCATTCGGCTCGATATGCTGCGGCTCGTCGGCAAGCCCTACATTGTCCAGCACATTATGAACACCCGGCGGCAAGAGGCTATTGCTTTGAGCTACCGGGCATACATGACGGACACGCTGGCAGGCTTTGCAGGCGTAGAAGAGCGCTGGACTGACCGGGTGGCAGGAATCATCGACCCCCGCCCCTCAGAGCCACAGCAAAGCGCCGAAGAAGTGATACAGAGAATAAAAAATGGCTTGAATGGGGGTGATGGAACCTGAAACTTTTTGAATTGAGCGCCACCCTCGGGCTGGACGACAGCGCCTACCGGCAGGGCGTGGAAGAGGCGAAGTCTCAGACTAAGGCTGCTGTCTCCACCATGATGAAGGATTATAACCGGCTGTACAGTGAGGTCATTCACCTTACGGCAGCCTACCAGAAATCACGGAAAGAGACCGGGGAAACCTCCAAAGAAACCAAGGAATTTGCCCAGAAACTGAAAGAAGCTCAGGCCCAACTCAATACCACGGCACAGGGGCTAAGGACTGCGGAAGGGTACATGAACAGCTTCGGGGATGCCACCGGAAAAGCATCTAAAGCGAATAAAAGCCTTGCCGAAGAGCTTACCGCCTCTATAACAAAAGGAATGACGCTGTCAAACGTCATTCTAAAGGCAGGCAGTGTGGCGTTTGACGCCGCTAAAAATTTTGTACAGTCCGGCATCGAGTACAACGCCCAGATCGAGAAATACACCACCGGCTTTACCAATATGCTGGGCAGCGCAGAGGCCGCGAACGAGGCCATGAAAGCCATTCAGGAGGATGCAGCCCGCACACCTTTTGATGTGGCATCGCTTACCGAGGCAAACCAGCTGCTTATCAGCGCCGGTGAAAATGCCGGGTATTCCCGTAAGCTCATTATGGCACTGGGCGATGCTGTCTCGGCCACCGGCGGCGGCAATGTGGAGCTGTCCCGTATGGCGGGCAACTTGCAACAGATCGCCAACGTGGGCAAAGCGACGGCTGTAGACATCAAGCAGTTTGCCTATGCTGGCATCAATATCTATCAGGTTTTGGCCGACTACACCGGCAAATCGGTGCAGGATGTCCAGAACATGACGGTCAGCTACGACCTGCTATCGGAGGCCCTTATCGCGGCCAGCGAAGAGGGCGGGCGCTACTACAACGCCATGGATGCCCAGAGCCAGACCATGAACGGCCGCGTGTCTACCCTGAAAGACAACGTGAGCCAGTTGGCCGGACTCATGACGGGCGATTTGTCCAACGGCATCGGTATGGTCATCTCAAATCTTAATGATATGACGGTGGCTGCGCAGGAAGCCTACAAAACCGACGGATGGACGGGCCTTATCGGGGAGATAACCGGACTTTCCGGTGTGATCGACAAGGCAAAGTCCTCACTTGTGGGCCTGAAAGCTGTTGCTGATTCCTTCAGAAAAGGCGAAATTTCGCTTTTTAGTGGCGACTGGGATGCTGTGTACTGGAATGCATTTAACGCTGACCAGACAACAAAACAGGGGAAAAAGGACTGGGATGAATCTCACGCTGGGATGGTGTGGGACGAGAATGACGGCTGGGTGCCTGCAAAGCCTTCTGGCAAAAGCAAAAGCTCTATTACCACTTCGCCCACCACTACCACTTCGCCCACCACTACCACAACTCCAACCCAAAAGCACGTCGCCGCCGATACCAAAAAGCTGGCCGACACCATCAAGGAGACCTCGCAGGAGATCCTCGCCGGTACTGGCAACATCGTCGGCAGCATCCAGCGCGTGACCGAGACCGCTGACAACACCTACAACGTCTACGACGGCACCACCAAGGAGCTGAAAGGCACCACCAAAGAGACGGTGCAGACCATCACGGACTCGTGGACTGAGGTAGTGGACGGCACAGAAAAGACCATCAAGAAAATCACAAAAAACGTGACCGATGCGGCCGGAAAAGTGACGACCACGACCACGCAGACGTGTGACAAGGTGGTTTTGTCTGTCTCTGAGATGCAGAAACGCATCGACAATCAGCTCAGCGAGGCACAGAGCGAGTGGAAGAGCGGCATCATGGGGACGCTGCAAAGCACGATCTCAGACCTCAAAAACGGCAACTGGTCGGGCCTCGCCACAGACTTTGCAAAGCTGGTGTGGGGCGAGGTCACGCAGGAGCAGCGAAACATCATCTCCAAGTGGCTGACAGACGCCCTCACGGCGGTAAATGACAGCTACTCCGGAGGCGGTCTGAGCGCGGCGAAAGACACCATCAAGGCGCTTTTTGGCGACGGCATCGCCGAGGGTGCTACCGAGGCAGGCACAGCCGTCAAGAGCTTTTCCCAGATCCTTGACGGCCTGAACGCCTCCGGAGGCGTGGGCACAAAGCTGGCGGGCATCGCTGGCAGCTTCACCAATGCGGCAGGCACCATCACAAAGGCTCTGAGCGGCATTGTGGGCTTCATTGCATCAAACCCCGTGGTGGCTGTCGTCCTCGGCCTGACGGCCCTTGTGGGCGGCGCTGCGCTGTCTGCGTGGTCGAAGAACAGGGACGAGAAGCTCACGAACAACTACGAAAGCCCCTTCAGCAAGACCCCTGTGTACGACTCGCTGGCGGAGTTTTCTTACCGTGCCGACCAGTTCAACCGCTACAAGGGCCTCACGGCGTCGCCCTTCAGCGGCGGCCAGCAGGACACCACCGGCAGACAACAGCTCAGTGTGCTCCAGCGAATCTCCAACTCGCTGGATGAGCATCTTCCCGCCATCGGCACCGGCACGCTGGTCATCGACGCCAACGGCGTGCAGGCTCTCGCCGGCGCGATGCAGCCGACACTTGTGGACGGCATTGATGGAGACTTGGGTATCCGCTCGACCCGGAAAGCGAGGGGAGGCTAAATGGCAGCATTACAGGGCGTCAAAATCGGAGACTACCACACCCTCAAGGACTGGGGACTTTACCTTGTGGTCGGTGGCACAACCGTCGGCCCGGCAGAACCGGACGAAAGCCTTCTGGTCAAAGTGCCTTTCAGCGACCGCATTTTAGACCTTTCCAAGTCGATGGACGGCAAAGTCCACTACACCCAGCGCAAGATCACCATCACGCTCAAGTGCGTAAAGCCGAAAAGGCTTTGGCCCAAGGTGCAGAGCACGCTGGAGAACGCGCTGCAAGGGCAATGGCTGAGATGCGTTTTCGATGATGACCCGGCATGGTACTGGGAGGGATTCTGGACGGTCACACCCCAAAGCCGCGACCGGTGGGAGAATGTCTTTACCATCACCGGCATCTGCAACCCCTATAAGACCAACACCACCGCAGCGGCGGGCGCTGACTGGCTGTGGGACAGCTTCAGCTTCGAAGAAGACACCATCTATGACACGCCGACGGAGGTGAAAAGCCTGTGAGCTACAAAATCTATGCCGGTACGCAGACCGCCGTAGGCGAGTGGGACACCAAAGCGTGCATCTACGACCCTGCGGCGGAAGACCTGCGCACCACGGCCACCATGCTCATCTCCCCCACCCTTACCCGAGAGGCGGGCAAAGCAGGCAGTCTTGAGTTTACCATCCCGTTGGGCAACATTGCCCACTCTGCGCTGCAAAAGCTCAAGACTATCGTGGAGGTAGAGCAGGACGGCAAGACCCTATGGCGTGGGCGGGTCATGAGCCACGAGATGGATTTTTATCTGCGGCAAAAGGTGTACTGCGAAGGCGAGCTTGCCTACTTCAACGACAGCTCCCTCGTGCCATACAAGTACACGGACATCAGCATCAAGGAATTTCTGGCCAAGGTCATCAGCAACCACAACGGCCAGACAGACCGGTACAAGCGCTTTACTCTCGGCACTGTAAACGTGTTTGAGGATGGCCCGCAGGAGTCTTTCCAGACGGTCTACATGGGTAATTGCGTAGTAAAACGCCATAGAGACAGCGACGGAGACAATGAGTATTGGTTGGAGGATGCTGATAAAAGGTGGATATGCGATGTAAACAGCTCCTCCGTTCCAGTTGGGGAGTACATTAACAGAAATAATGCGATATGCGTTGTCTCCTATGACAGTACTTCTTCATACACGGTGGAGCGAAACATAGCCTACAAAAACGGCAATTTTTACTCACTGAGCGCTACGCAGAAAGACTCGAAATACATTTACACCATCGGCACCACCCCGCTGACGGACTGGAGGTTGACCGATGATGGAGCGATTCAGCTCTATGACTCCAGCACGGGAGGCTGGTCGACCTGCACGGGTTACTATCTGCACGACTTCGACGCCTCGACCAACGAGGCCCTCGATTTTGGCGATGGCAAAAACTTCGGCACCACGTGGGACATCCTGCAATCCGAACTGACGGACGTGTACGGCGGCTACTTTGCCGTCCGCTACTCTGATGACGGAAAGACCCGGTATCTGGACTATCTGGCCGATGACGGCATCACAGAGACGAACCCGCAGCCTGTGGAGTTTGGCGTCAATATGCTTGATTTGACCAACTACGTCAAGGCCGAGGACATCGTCACCCAGGTCATCGCGGTGGGCTACAAGTCAAAGGGCTGGTGGATCTTCAAGAGCACGAAGACTATCAGCCAGACAGCCTACGACTTCGAAGCTCAAAAAGTCTACGGCGTCATCACCAAAGTCATCGTCCTCGACGGCAAGGCGTCCACAAATCAAAAGCTGCTGGACGCTGCGAACGAGGAGCTTCGAAGATGCCAGCAGCGCTATCTTGAGGGCATCGAGGTGAGCGCTGTTGACCTGCATGATGCCGGTATCGACGTAGAGCGTCTAGGCTGGATGAAAAAGACCCGCGTTATCTCGAAGCCCCACGGCCTTGATACGCTGCTCCTGCTTTCCAAGGTGGTTGAGCCACTGGACGCGCCGCAAAAGAAGCGCTTTACCTTCGGGACGAGCTTCTACTCCATCTCGGACTTGCAGGCCCTCAGCAGCCACAAGGCCTCGCTGGCTTACAGTATGTCCCTGAGCGCAGCGGGGTATCTGAACGGCGCAAAATAATAAACACGCGTGCAATCCCTACAAGTACAATGCCGCCGCCTACGCGGGCGCAGACTGGCTGTGGGACGATTTTTAATCTATGACGAGCCTACGGAGGTAAAGAACCTGTGAACAAGACTTTCGAAGAAAACATCAACGACGTCCGCACGGCAAGGCGGGGTGTCGAGGTGCGGGAGGCTATGGCTGAGAGCCTTGAGTATGTGGAGGGCTTTGCCTCCACCTCCACCAAAAATGCAGAGGAGGCCGCAGCCAGCGCCGAAACTGCCGCCGAGGCCAAGGAAGCCGCCGCTGCCTCTGCTCAGACCGCAGAACAGCAGGCGGGTATTGCCACGCAGCAGGCCGAGGCCGCCGAAAGCTCTAAGACCGCTGCTGCCGAGTCTGCCAAGCGGGCGGAGCGGTTTGCCGTGGAGACCGAGGGACGTGTCACCACCGACAAAACCCTGACCGTCTCGGGCGCGGCGGCGGACGCTGCGGCGGTGGGCGACCGTATCAACGCCATTAAAATCG